TCATCCTCATAGGATCAATATATCTCAAATCCTGAATTCCTTCTTGAGGATTTTTAACATCAATTACTTTAAGGTAATATAATCTACCATCAACATACCAATTTCTGAATATTTCATGTGCTTTTCTATCAAAATCTAATATTTCCTTTATCGTTTTAAATTCTTCTCTAATAATCTTTTTTAACTTATCACCAGCGTTTAAATTTGATAATTCAATTTCCACTGGAGAATCATATAAATCACTAACAATAGCTTCATTAACAACATCTTCAATAGCACCATCCGCTTCTGGATGTAATGCCATCTCTCTGTATCTTTTAATTAAATCGTGTTCAGTTCTATAAACACCTTCAATATCCAAATACGAACCATAAAATCCGCTAGAAATATAATTATCAACCCCATCCTCATTAGTTTTGGGGACGGGGGATATTACTGAAGGTGATTTATTCTTACCATCATCAATAGAGAATCCAAATAGCTTTGCCATCGTATAATCTTTTTATCTACTATTATAGCACTATTTAGTCAATTTTAGTTGATGTCTTCTCCACCAGCATTTGCACCATTACCTTTAACTGCTTCCCAGTAAAGAACTTGAAGTTCTACTTGGAATTCCTGTATTCCAGGTTGATCATATGAAAGTTCAATAGCAGTTACTTGAGTTGGGAAAATATCATAGAAATGATACTTTCTTAATGTTTCTCCACTACGATCTAATTGGTAAATGTATGCATCTGCCTGATAATCTGCAGGATTGGTTATACCTGTATTATCAGAAACTCTGTTAATAATATTCATCCACTTTTCAAAAGCAGAACGAATAGAAAAATCTGTATCGTTGATAACAGTGATTGTCCAAGTTTCAAATGATCTATCTCCAGCAATTTTAAGTATTCTTCCTCTAAAAGGAACTTCAACTGGAGCGATATTTGATGCAGGTAATGCAGCAGATTTAACTAAAAATCTTGCTTTATTAAGAATATCATTTAATCCATCGACAGGTACTGCACCAGGGAATGATAATTCTACTTCGAAGAGATTTGAGCGAGCACCACCACCAGACAACTTGCTTTTAAAGTCAGTAATCTTTCTTAGTGGGGGTGGATTGAGTTGGTTTCTAGTAGCCATGAGTTTTTACTTCCTCTAATTAAACGTTACCGATTACTTCGTCAAACGAAACCCCAGTTCTAGTAGCAACAAAGGTTAGACCGATGAAGTTGATAGAACGTGCTGGTTTGATGAATATATCTGCAACAAATTCATTGTTGTCGATAACAGCAGCAGTGTTGTTTGTTTCGTCACAAATTACAACATAATCAAAGATTCCTCTCTTAGATTGAACATCACGAAGGAATGGTTCAACAATGTTCACAAAGTTAGTCCTTGTGATTTCATCGTTAAACTCAAACAACTGATCTCTAGCAGCTGCTGAGATTGCATCTTCCAAGTAGATAAACAAACGACGAACGTTAATTCTATCAAATGCGGAAGACTTACCAAATCCAGTCTTATCACCGAAGAGGATAATACCATCTCCAGGTTGGAAAATAACTGGGTTAACTCTATTGGTATAGAGTTCATCTCTTTGAACTTTACTTGGGTTGTATGCTAGTTTAACTGCATTTAGAATTGCACCTCTAGCAGTTCCTGCTGGTGAGAACCAAGGGAATTGTGTGAGGTCATTTCTAGCACATGTTCCAGCGACATCGCCGTTAAGTGGAACGTAACGGAATGTATCACTAAATCTATCATACATGTACTTGTAACCACTATCAAATACTCCATAAGTAGTTGATGTGATTGGTGCATAGTAACTCTTAACGTTGGTAGTAATATCTGCGTCGTTATTAACAGTTACTGTTCCAACAGTTCCATCAGATATAAATGCACCTCTATATGGTGAGATGAATGCTAATGCATCTTTTCTTGTTTCTGCAACAGCGATTAGTTTATTACCTAATGCTTGTGCTTGCTCTTTAGTGTAATCAGCAGATCCCATTAGTAGGAAATCTACTTCATAATTTTCTGTATTTTCAAATAAAGCATATCCATCAGAAAGATTACCGATTGTAGCAGTTAAAGCACCACTTTGAGTAGCAGTTGCAATACCACTATATGTTAAACCACCACCTAATACATAAGTGTTGCTACCAGAAGCACCAAAGATTATTCCTTCAGCATTCTGATCCCAACCTTGATCTGCCTGAGTAGTATATCCTGAACTATATCCAGTAGAAGTAATACCTGCAGGTTCTCCACCAGCAAATATGTTACTAGAAGTATTGTAAAGATATTTTCTCCAATAAGCAGTACTTCCTACTGAGTATTCAGCATCTTTTGCTTTAGAAAGATTTAGATGCTTCTCAAGAATTGTTCCTGCGTTTCCAGTTACAGTTCCCTTACCATCAATAACAACAACGTGAATTTCATCAAAACGTCCATTTCTTGATGAAGCATAGGATGAAGTTCCTGGAGCATCTGCTATAGAAGTCCAAGCAACAGTTGTTCCAGCACCAGTTAATGCAACAGTCTGATCATTAAACCAGTCTCTTTGTCCAGTCCATACTGTTTGACCAGCAGAAACTGTATTTCCAGCAGTATGGATTGCAACTTTATTATCACCGAAGTTATCATTATTACTTGTATTGAACTGGTAAACACCAGATGGTTGATAATCAACCTTTGTCTCTACTCCTGCTGCAGATACGTGTGATAAGACTTTAACACCGTATTCTCCAGAAGTTGAACCAACTACAGTAACAATACCCTTTAGGTATCCATCCAAAGCAGTAGTTGTACCTGCTCCTGGTAGTGCTCTATTGATTGGTTGTGTTACACCGTATCCAACTGCTATTGGAGCCATATTCAACCCTACGGTTGAAATACCAGTTAAAATTTGATCTGCTTTAGCATCAATGGTAGCAACTCTTATACCGTTACCATCTAAACCAGGGTTTCTTGATGCAAAGGTAACACCTGTAATAGTATTGTTATCATAACCTAACTGGTTATAATGATCAGTACTCTTAATTTTAATATCCGATGCTGTTCCTGTGAAAGCATTTTTTAAACCGTCATCATCTGCCCTAACTACTCTTAAGTTTCCACCGTATGCTAGGTAAGATGAAGCAACTAACCAATGTTCGTAGTGCTTATCGGTTTCTTGGGGTTCTCCAAATGTATCCAAGAGATCGGATTCATCTTGGACCAGAATTGGGGTATCTACTGGACCCTTAGTAAAAGGAGCAACTATACCTCCGAAAGCACCAGAGGTAGCATCTACTCTACCTATAGTCAGGTCAACTTCTCTTACTACAATTCCAGGAGATGCTAAATTTATAGGCATCTTTTTTTTCTCCGAATCTCAGATTATTACTGAAATTATTTATTCAAAAGTCTATTTTCATTGGGGAAACACCCAGTGAACACTACCAGTCTGGATATGCCCAATCAACAAAAGGTGATTTTTCCTTCCTAGTTTTTACAATTCTCTTTATTGTACATACCTTACATTCATAAGAATATGCTGATGGAATATCCCCTCTACCTTTCCTTGTTAAATAAAAACCATCAATCAAACCTTTAATTTGATTGCAAACTCTACATTTACGTTCATTAAGTAATAAATGACCTAATTCAAATTCTTCATCAATATCCATTATAAAACTTGTATTACCCCCACAACATCTGGTATTTCCATCATTAACTTCTTCTGTATACCATCTCTTAAAGTTATAGTGCTCATAGCACATGAAGCACATGCTCCACCTAATCGAACTTTAACATAACCATCAACTTGTTCAACATATTCCAACCATCCACCATCTGCCTCAATATAAGGTAAAAGTTCTTCTAGAACCTTTATTATGTTTTCGTCGTTAAGTTCCATTATGATACCTTACTACCATAAGTTCCTGCTTCTGTTGAGTCAGGATGATCCTTTAAGTATTGCATATAACTAAACCCATGCCCTTCTGGATAAATGTACTTCCCATTTTCATCAAAGTTGGGTAGTTTAGATCTTGACTCTGCTGATGGGAAATGTGGTTTCAAACCTTTCTCTCTCATCTCTCTACCTTTTCTCTTTCTTGCTTCGTTACCAGATTCTCCTGGAGGATCTGGCCAAGAAGTGCCTAGTATCTCCTTGATCATTTCTATAGTGTAACCGTTAGGATGAGCCATTACATATAATCCCACATATAAGAACGATCACCATATTCATCAGTATTCCAACTATCACTATTTGTTTTAGTCCACCTATCACCTTCACTATCAACAAAAGTATCTGTTTCCAATCCAGTCTCAATAAATCCAAATGGAGCCATATCTTGTTCTATCTGATTCTTTTGCTCCTCATATATTCTTTTACGGATATCATTATCCGTCATTTCCTTAAAATAGTCTTGTGCTACTAACCATGCAAATATAACTAAACACATTGCTAGATCGTCATTACATCCCTCTTCTGCTTCAAATGAGTTATGTTTTTGAGAAAATGTTGTTAATTCTGAAATAATATCATAATCCTGTGTAATTATCTTATCATCTTCCAACATAGTTTTAAGATTACTACAACCCAACTTCTTAACTGCTGCTGTTGTTCTTACACCAAGTTGTGACTTCTTACCAGAAAATCCCTGACCAACTATCTGACCATTTCTTCCTCTCATAGAAGCCATTAAAAGATTCTCATATTCCAAATCAAATTGAAGTATACTTGCTACTTGATCTCCTATATCATTAACTTCTACTAATAGATATGCTTCATTATACCCTTTAGCAACATCATTAATAATATTAGGGAATAACATAGGTTTTATTTCATTATTCCTATACTTAGCAACTACCTGATATGGAAACTCCGTAACATCAAAAACCAAAAATGCAGAGTAATCGTTACCTAATCCCCTAGCAACATCAACTGTAATTATATAATTATGTTCTGGTATGGGATCTTTGTAAATATCAAGACCAGCATTTCTAGTCTTTGGTTCTTCATATACAAGATTTTTTAACTTTGCTGCACTAATAAGAGTATTAACAGATCCTAAAAATTCACATTCAAACTCAACCTTAAACTGTTGTTCTGAAGTGTTTGCAATAGTTTGCTCTCTCCATGCCTCATCTCTACCAGGTACTTCACTCCAATGAACATCCGTTGGTACATATTCATTCTTACCACGTTCTGAATCATGCCACATTCGATAAAAATGATTCATACCCCGTGGAGTAGAAACAATAATTACTTTAGTACTTTGTCCAGACGAGATAGTAGGATAAACAGAGGCAAAGAAGTCGTCAGCAATGTGATTCGGGATGAAAGCGAACTCGTCAAGAAAGATGACATTATAGGATCCACCTCGGACAGCAGATGAAGAAGTAGAGTTTGACGAAATTTTTGATCCATTTTCCAATTCAAGAGAACCTTTGTTCCAAGATACAATACCTTGTTGCATCCAAGAGGGTAAATTTTCATATGCAAGTTGTAGTCTACCAAGTAGATCTCTTGCGGTTGATGCTTTGTTAGCAAGTATTGCTATATTTACATTATCATTAAAAACTGCATAATGCAACAAATAAGACACACACGTCGTAGACTTACCAGTCTGTCGTGGCATCTTACAAATATTAAATCTATTTTCATGAAATCTTTCTATTAATTTCTCTTGAAAATCGTACATATCAAAAGGAACTAATCCTTCATCAAGAGAAACAATTTTTATATAATTTCTAGCAAAATATACAGGATCTTCCTTACATTTAAGGAACTCAACAACTTGATCCTCAGTAAATTCAATTTGGGTATTAGCCTTCTTTAGATTGGGATTACCCAGATATACATCATTAATATTCATAACAAAAACCTAAATTAGTTTCCGTAAGCAACCTTTGCTACTAATTGCTTATTTCCTTGAGATGCAGCAGTAAGTGTATCGGTAGGATCTTTTTCTACAAATATTACTTCACCATTTACAGCACTAAAACTACCAATAGTTGTTCCACCAGCATCTTTTCTAGTGATTACTATTGCTGCAGAATGGCTATTATAAAGCCTTACTACAGTCGCTGTATTAACATTAGATGGTGAAGATAGATCACCTTCAGCAGCTAAGACTTTAGTTAACATGATACTTTTCTGTCCTTTATTGAATTATTTAGCAGATCTAAATTGAGCAAAAGTCTTTTGTTCTGTCATTACTCTCTTTTTATCTGTTAATATATTTTGTCCTACTTTAATATTATGTTCTGTAAACCACCCTCTATTTACTTCTAATGCATACAAAACTTCTGAATCAGAATAAACAGGAAGAAGACTAAATGGTTCTAATTCTTTAATACTTTCAATCTTACCTTTCTCAGTTATAAATGCTATATCAAGAGGTATTCTAGTATTTTTCATATGGAAGGATTTAACACCAACATCCTCAAAAACAAATAACATTCCACTATCATAGTCTAGACTTTCTCTAAACATCAATCCAAGATAAAA